GTTTTGTTTCCCGTGTAACGGTATCGCACTTTGAAGTATTTCAAATCGCCAATTTTCTTATCTTGTGCGCTCTTTTGTTTCTCTTTTGGGTTACCCGTTTGAACAAAGTTAAATACCTTGCTTAAAAGGCTTTTTTTAGGCTCGTATTTACTTTCCGCGTCCAATAGTGCAAGGTCTAATTCGTCGTCATTATCTCCAGCGTCCCGTGCATCTACTTCTGACCATTCGTCCGTCAATTGGTTTTCGTCAACCGTTGCAAAAATAGCGTCTAATTCACTTTGCGCGCTTAGATTTGTACCCGTTTCTTCCGATACTTGCTCGTCTGTATTCGCGTTTTCAAGGTCTGTAAATTCCAAAGGCTTTAAAGTTTTGAAATATAACTTTAAACTAACGTCATTGAAAGCTAAAATCTTATCCAAAGCGTCTATAAGTTCGTCCTGCAATGGCTTAATCACCATGTTATTAAACAGAATAAACGAGTTTTCGAGTTCGTCTGCGTTTGAACTGAACCCCGAAGCGTTGGCAATACCGAAAATAAGCGGAGAAGTTACCGAATGACCGAGCATTATCTTACGAACGCACTCCTCTGATAGGTAAGTGTAATGGTCTGGCGCGTCGTTTAACGGTATATCTTCAACCGTTGTACTCGATTCTTTATTGTCGTTAAAGGCAACGATTACCTTCTGACCCTTTGAACCAGTCAATTTGCTCATCACCTTATTGGAAATGATGTTTTGTTGTTCCTCCGTAGGGACGCCATTATTGAAATTCACGACCTTCGTTCCGCTAAAGCCGTTTTGAACCTCGTTAATTAAGTAATCCGCTACTTCTTCCTCCAGCATAGTGTAAGGTACTGCGCCTTGGTAATCTGGATAAGCGTAATATTTCATCCCAACCGCGTACGGCTTAGAAAATAATATTTCTACTTTATCCTTTGACGTGCCAAAACTTGCAAACCTTTTAGGTGGAAACTTCTTAACCTCCTCCCAATTATCGGAATAGTAATATCCTAAAATCTCGCCATCTTCATTACACTTTTCAGCACGGATAAGGTTAACTGGAATATGGTACGCTTTTAGTATTTTATCGTGTTTATCGTTGTAATGAACTTGCAGCGCAAACTGCCCTAACATTTTTCTGTCAAAAGCAAGTTTTCGCAAACAATCTTGATTGAATAAAGCCATCATTTGAGCGTACTCGTTTGGCTTTCTTGAAGCGTCAACCGCGCTAAGTCCACGACCGTAAACAAGGCGCGAAATAGAGTTTATAATAGCGTTGTTTGTTGTGCTTTTTGTGTAGCGATCAATAAGGAAAGTATAGTAATCGTTATCTTCGCCAAAATCTACCCAATTATCTCGTTTCGATTCCTTAATTATAGGCGTAGTATATGCCGATAATTGTAGTACGTGTACGTTGTTACTCATAAACTATAAAAGTATTTGCAGTCGCGTTTGAAACATACTGACCGTCATTGACTGAAAAATTAACTATTGATTTGTCGGTGCAGAATATCTTATCTTTATACATTACGTCTGTTCCGTTTAAAAGCGTCAAAGAATAAAATCTTCCCTCGATTAAATTAAACGCTGCCGTGACGCTCGAAACATAATCCCCATACGTTTGTGCATCAATTGTAATTGATTGCGCGACGTTTGTTTGTTCGTCCATAATCGTAAGACCGTCAAACGTACCGCGCGGAATACAACTAAATGTTTGTGCGCTTGTTGACGTTGTTAATATAATCATACTCTATTAACGTAATAACGTTAAAACTGTTTTAAATAAAAAAGGGCAACCGAAGCCGCCCCTAATTTAATTCAAAATTGATAGTTAGATATCAACAATACCCGCACCAGCAAAAGCAGTTTGTAAAGCCGCTTCAGTTGAAACGTCGATAATGTTTGCTAATACTTTTTCATTACCTACGAACGTAAGCGTGTAGCCGTTCAAGTCACCCATTGCAGTCCCGTTTGCAACCGCAGCAGTTGTCAATTCCATTCCATGCTCCAAACCAGCTAAGAAAAATTGGTTGTTACGGTTTTTCACGATAATGTGAGGACGACCGTAAGACAACATTTTAACCGATTTGTGCGTAGTCGCGTCTTGTTTCTTCAAGATAACCGAAAGCGTTTGCTCTACAAAAGTAGTTCCATTCTCACGAGAAGAAGTGATGTTTTGCTCAAAAGAGTTCGTACCTTTTAATTCATATTTGTAAAGAGATGCAACGTTTGCAACCGCGCTGATCACGTCGTTTGATTCCGTTACGTCTGTCGGGTAAGCATAATCTCCGTAGTTCACGAAGTAGATAGCGTCGATTCCTCCAACTGCATCTTTGCAGACTTCCAAACGACCATTTGCTAATTCACATGACATATTATTTTGTTTTTTAAAGTTATAAAAAAAGGGAGGAGTATTTTACCCCTCCCTCGTTAATTCAATTGTTTATTTTTAGATTCCGTAAGAAACTACGTCCTCTGCAAAACCGTATTTCGCGTCTGCCGTGAAGCGCATTACTACTCGGCAATTTTGTGAGCCGTCGACGTCGCCCATGTCCAAAACTTTGACTTCGTTCGTAGTGATATCGTTCAACAAACCTGTTGCAAAATACAAGTTTGATTTTTGCGCCAATAAAGCAGTTCCAGCTGCAAGACCATTTGCCAAGAATACTTTAACTCCGTCGAAGTACAAATCACCAAGAACTTGGTTTGTTCCTTTTCCTTCGTAACCGTTAGCACCTAATCCAGAAGCACCAAATCCACCCAATGCACGAACGTATGCTCTGTACATATTGTTTGATAAATAAAGCGTTAAATCTTCTTTACCGTACAATGCAGGAGGACAAGCGTCAACGATTGCACCTAATTCAGTGATGATTGTAGCAGCAGATACCGCAGCACCAGCGATTTTTTGACCAGCTGGTAAAGCAGCGTCAGTTGACAATTGCGTCATGATACCGTCAAATTCTCCAGCAGTTGCGTTAACGCCTGACCAGATTGCCGATTCCATTCCAGCAGCAACTTTTTCAGCAGCGTGTGCAATTAAGAAGTCTGCGAAGTTTTTTGGCAATACATCGAAAGCCGAGTAACCCATAGAAATTGCATCCCAATCTGAGCGAAAATCTGATTTGCAAAGGCTCAAATTTACTTGAAACGATTCGGGTTGTAATACTCTCTCTGTCAATGTGATAGTTGACGTAGGGTCAAAATCACACGTTGCGTTTTTGATGATTCCGTCAGTACTTACTCTCTTGATTACTTGTTTGAACTTAACGTTCGGCATAATAGTGATTCCACCATTTTCCAAAGTTGGTGCAGAAAGTAACGCAGCAGCGATGTAGCCAGAAGCCGCAGTTCCCGCGTAAGTTGTTGTAATGCTAGTTGTCGTAGCCATAATTTAATTGTTTTAAAATGTTGTTTTTAAATATTGTTTATTTTTGATAATATATTATCCATTGTCGAACGACCAGCTTTTGAAGATATTTTGAAACCTTCAATTGGTTTTTCGTTTTCTGGATTGAAGGAAATAGGCTTAACTTCTTCGGCAAGTTCAACGGGTGCAACTTCTTCTGTCGCTACCTCGTTTGTTTGTGCCGAAAGTTGAGTTTTCAATTCTTCGATTTCTTTTTTCAATTCTTCGATTTCAGCTGAAAAGAAAGTTTCTTTGCTAACTGATTCGATTACTTTTTTAGCGATTGGATTAACTGATTTTTCAGCTTCTACTTCAACCTCTGTTTCCGCTTCCGCTTCTGGTTCAGCAACTTCTTCTTCTGTTGTCGCTTCTTTAACCTCGGAGATAATTCCTTCTTCAACCACAACTAAAATCATTGCGTTTTCAAGTTCGTATTCTCCAATCGGCAAAGGTATTCTTTGCTCATCTTCTGTAATGATAAAAACCTCGTTATCCGCCTCAAACATTTCAGCTTCTAAAACTGTTGTCCCGTCGATAAGTTTCATCATTTCAAGTTTAACTTCCATTCCTAAAAGTGTTCTAACTTTATTCAAAATTGATTTTTCTTTCATAATTTTATTTATTATAGTATAGTACTATAACGTTTTTTAAATTGTTTGTTTGATTTTTAACCGTTCTGACGCACCGTTGTTCGTACTCCGTTGCTTTCTGTTACCGTTGGACTTGGTGCGTTTATTTTTGTTGTTTGCCCGATTCCTTGCGCTTGAAGTGAACCGTCACAGCATTTAGTTGAGTATTTGCCGTTCTTACATAGGCAGCCTCTTTTGCTTCCTTCTGGTGGACTTGCTTTGCTTTGGGTTTTCATTTCAATAAACTTTTGAGTTGTTTAATTATTTCGCTTTTCTCTTTTTGTTCCATTGACATTTCTAACTTGTCAGCAAAAAAACCTTCGATTGAAAACCCTTTAACTTTACCCTCTTTTACATCGTTCCAAACTTTATCATTATCTACCTTCATGGAGATCATCCACGTTCCTTGTGGTAAACTAAAACCGTATTTAACCGATTTGTCATGTACTTTATCTTCAATCAACCACGATTCTACGACCGTCATTCCGTCAATGCTTTTAGCGTGTTCTTGCGTTGCTTTGGATTGATTCCCTTTTTTAAAAAACAACTCCATCGCTTGACGTACCGTTTGTTCCGAAAAGAAAATTTCAAACTCCTCTTTTGTTTTCTCGTTTACTCGGTAGATTTTCTTGTTTGGGATCAAAGCCGCACCCATCAAAATCCGCTTTTCCGCGTCGATTTCTTTGAGTTCGATTTTTTGTTCTGCCAGTGCAATAAAGTTTTCTTCTATTGCTGGAGATTCTACAACGCTCACGGCATCAATTCCGCTTTCGCTATCTCTTTCGTCGATTATAAGTTCTATTATCTTCATATTTTTATAACGTTTATTTTATCCTATTGTCGCATTTTGCACTCTATTTCTGTCAAGCGATTGTGCCGAAGTAACCGCACCACTAACCACGTACGCTTGTGTCGGTTGTTGCTGAATCTGCGCAAGTTGGTTAATCCCAGAATTACCGACCACGTTAAATTGTGGTGCTTGTTGTTGACCTCCAGCAGAGCCACCACCGCCTCCGCCAATATTTGGGTCAGGAGGAGGACTACCACCGCCTAACGATTGTAACGCTTTACCAGTAGCCGCAATGTTTGCCGCTATGCCTATTCCCGTAGATATGTTATTCATGGCAATTACGGGAACGGCACTCGCTCCGCTGGTTAATACTGCCTGTGGAGTAGCCAAAGCTGCGACGTTTGCAAGTTTATTTGCTATAATCATTTTTGCGATACCGATAGCACTTTCAGCAATTACCGCAGCTTTTTGAACGCCCTTTTGTTTCTCAAATAATCCTTTTATAAGCTGGACACCTTGTAGTGCCGTGTCTA